ACTCTCTTATCAACCATTTTAAGTCTCCTTGGGTCTGATAAAACCAGCAATAAAGCAATACAAACAGATGCACAAGTACATTGTGATATATAAATGATATATAAAGTGTTTGACCGCTACGCAAAAATGCTTATAATGGCTGTATAAATGCAAAAATATGAGGAAATATAAAATGTATAACAATGTAAAAAGAACCACATTAACTAAAGATGGTGTAATTGTAATAGCTGGACAGAAAAGTTGGATACCTGTTGGGCGTTATGAAGTTTGCAATAAAATTGCAAGCGGTTGGATTGCACCAATTAGCAATGGTTTCCCTGATACATCATCTACAGCTTGGAATGGAAGTTCTGATCGTTACTTTTTCAAAGACATTACTAAAAGCCAATTAAGAAAAATTGCATTACAGCGTTACAATGACAGTCACACGGAAGAGGTACAGTTATGAACATCACAATGATAATAGACGGATTGGCTATAGCATTATTTGCTGTAGCCGCCGTACATCTGCCAGAGATTATAGTTTTTCTGGATCAATATATTAATGTTTAATAGAAGAGTCTTTGTATGATTGAAAATACAATAGTGCGGGAGGCTGTGCTTGAGGACATAAAATACATTGTCAGCTTGAGCAAAAAAGAAAGCCTTAGTTTAGGGTTCATACCAAAAATGGCGTATGAATCCGCTATAACTGGTATTAAAACTGGCAAAAGATGGTCACCTGTTTGCAATGATAAATTATTTGTTTGTACTGTTAATGATGACCTTGTTGGTTTTTGCCTTGCTAGTTTTGGCAAAAGAAATGCAATTTATCGCAAAGGAAAGATAGCCCAGATTTGCCTACAAGAAGATGCAAGAAAATTTGAAAGAGGTAAGCAGTTATTAAGTGTAATTGTAAAGTGGGGTAAATCCATTGGTACATTATCATTTGATGCGGGTTGTGCCGATGATTTAGAAAGCAATTTTTTTTGGCAGGCAATGGGTTGGGAACTAGCAGGCACACGCATGGGCATTGGACACAAAAATACATGGGTTCAAACCAGTAAACGTAAAATAAATATTTATAACTATGATCCCAATTGGTTAAACGGGCTTCAATTTATTAATAAGGAGAAATTATGACATTCTACACAACACTCATTCTAACCTATGTCATTGGTGGCGTAGAGTTAAGCAATGACACAATGTATCGCAGCGCAATGGAGTGCGGTAATGCATTGCCGGCAGCGTATCAGCCATACGCACATTTGGATAGCATGGCGCAGTGTATCGAGACAAACTATGTTAGCTCTGCAAAAATCACATCAAAGCCAATGCTTAGACCGAAAGGATTATCGTTATGAAAGCATTAACTAAAGAAAAATTGGAATCCATCATGGATGATGTTTTTGCTAGGCATGTTAAATCAATACAAAAGCCAAAGCGTACAGTAATACCACGTCTCGATGATAATGGTAAATTTATATATAATGAGGATCAAAATGATTGAGGAGAACATAAATGGCAATGTCGGCAAAAGACGTACACAAGTCAGTGAGACGCCTGCAAAAGATGAACCAAGAAATAATCAGGGATATGAAAACGCCAGACCCCACACGCAATCGTGGTTACTACCTATGGTTCATGCAGGAACAAGGTGCGATATTGGACAATCTCGAGCAGCGCCTTACCCTTATGCGACGTTCGAAAAAACCAGAGAAGCCATGAAAGGCCAAACAAAAGTTGTGCGATACGAAATAATGTACGCTCATTTACTTTACACGTTTGAGAAAGAGCAAATCAGGCGCGGCTTGAGAAATAAAATAAATAAAACTTTTGAGAGGCCACGACAAATTACAGTTAATAAAGCTTCACATAAGAACTTTGTGACTGACAACGATCTTCGTAAGATTAAGCCTATACCTCAAAAGAAGTACGATGCTATACTAAAGCATATGAAGAGCAGCAAACGCTACACAACCACTATGATAGCGTTAAGCAGCGGAATTGGCGTATCAGACATCGCGTGGACGCTTAACGTCATGTATCGCCAAAAATTAGTTGATCGTGTTTACGAGAAAACCACACCCATCATTGGTAATGCCGGGGCGAAGTCTCTGCGTTACGTTTACTTTAAGTAAAATAAATATATCGTGTGGGTAGCTTCATGCCCGTCGCCACCCACACGTCTAAATATGTTTTACATATAATTTATTCAAGCAGTTTATTTACTTATGAAAGCTATTTATAACTTGCTTTAATAATTGTTCTTCATTGTCAAACTGATGTGGATATAAGCGAGTTGATGTTTTTTTGATTACTGGATCATCACCTCTAGCCCAATATATTTTTCTTATATCATATGCCACCAATGCGTATACATCAGACTTTTTGTTATTTCCAATTACAGATGTAGTCCAGCGATATTGTTTTTGATTTTTTAATTTTCTGCTGGCTGTTTTAACTTGCAGGGTCAACAATTTCCCGCTTGGCGTTTTAAGATATGCATCATCAATTTCGTGTTGAACTAAGATGCATGAAATGCCAGCGAATGATAATCTTGATAGAGCTAGAAATTCACCAGCTCTACCAATGTTATTGCTATGCGTTGAGCCATTCATAGATTTTGTTTGTCTCGCCTGTCCGGTCAACAATGCCATGTGTTCCACCGTTGACTCGGCGAGTTATCTTTAAGATTGTCTCGTCATTCACACCATCATCTGCAATGTTAAACAACTTGTTTTTCTCAAAGAACCACAACGCTGTATCAAATGCATAATCTGTAGCCACCAAGTCTGGGTCGGTCATTATTTCAGGTAAGCCCATGTCAGAACTGAATAACCTATAATTATTTTTCCCGGTAATCATAAGAAAACCTCTACCTAAAAATACCTTACCTTCCGTGGAGGAATTTCCCATGCGACCACCGTAAACCTTGTCAGCTAGAGCTGATGGATTGCGCGAGTAACCTTCGCAAGACGCTAAGTCAGGGAAGCGGCTAGGCCATACACGCATCATACTGTCTGCGCTATAATTTAGATTTTCCCTTGTGTGACGCCAGTGACCGCTTTCATGGCTTGCTTGACCCATCAAGTGCGCAGCTCTCTCATTAGATAGCTCGTAGTGTTTTGCGATGGCCTTTGCAGTGTTTTTACCAAAATGCCCATCAGCGCCTACTCCAACTTTTTCTTGGAGCTTTTTCATTGCTTCACTCATGTTATTTCTTCTTTTTCTTGGCAGTCTTAGCTGCTTTTTTAAATGCGCTTGCAGTTGGTGCGCCTTTTGTACCGGGCTTACGCATTTTTTCGCCGCTACCAGCTTTAATTCTAGCGCGTTTCTTTGCAATGTTTCCGTATAATGAATTTTTTGGCATAATTTAACTCCTATTTCTCAATTTTCTTTAGCTTCTCTATCGACCTCATGCCGCCAAGACCGAGCATTCCCATCATTACAGTCATAAGTGAACCCATATCAAACTCTGGCAGCTCTGGTATATCAACGCCAGCAGCAGTTACGCCAAATACGATTAATGGCTGTAATACAAAATGATAAGCAAAAGCAACGCCGCATACCCAACCTATGAATGGACGCCATCCGCCTTTAAATATAGAGCCAGACGCGGCTTCTGCTTTGTTTATTTCAAGCTGACCCATTAAGGCTTGCTGGGCATGGTTATCTGACATTGTGGCTATTTCGTGAGCCAATGCAGCCTTTTGATCTTTATCTTCAATTACCTTATCTAACAGGCCAGTTACTGGGCCTATTAAATTATTTACGAGACTCATCATTTTGTTTACCTTTCGCTAATGCGTTAGCACCAAAGAATACGCTCACTATGCCTGCAACAGACACAAAGTAAATGCTTGCCATTGAGCCTAATATCTTGGCGGCTTCTGTTAATCCAAATACATCTGCTAGAATGACCGCAAAGGGGTATAGGAGCATCCCTGACAGGGCGTACCATGTCATTCTGCGTTGTGCGTCACGTTGGGCGTCTTCATCCTGCATTCGTAAGCGTCTATCTTCCAATGCCATGCGATCCCACTCAGCTTGATCTATTGACCCGTTGCCATCCACGTCAAACTTTTTAAACTCATCCATATTTTCACCTAATCTGCTAATGGGTTATCCAATGCTCTTTGTAATTTATCCATCAATCTTTCTTCTAGCTCTTTCATTGAGCCGCTTTGGGAAACTCTAACACGTTCACGCTGATTTTCAAAGCGTACCTCCGCATCATCTATCATAGACCTTACTTTGTCTTCTGATTCACGCACCATATCTTCAATGCGGTCTGTTTGTTGTTCTATGCGTAGTATATCGTCTTTCAGGCCATTCTTAATGTCTCTTGTATATTCTACGCTTTCTTCTACCTTTTCAGATATGCCAACTATCTTTGCATCCATAACATTCATGTTTTGCTGGTATGCTTCTATATCTAACCCTGCGACAGCTTCTATCTTTTGATACAGCACAAACCCGCCATACAAGCCACCAACAATAGTAGATAAGAAAGCAAATATAGCCATAATAGAACCAGCAGTTAATCGCATACCACCAGCTTTAATCTGGCGGTCTGCTAATCCATCAATATCATTTGCTATCTTAGTTGTATCCATTAGTTTTCAAAGTCCATCTCATTGCCTTTTTCTTGCAGGCTTTTTAATTGAGCTAATTCATCACGTAGCATCTGTATCTCAAGCCTACGCTGC